ATTTCAACATCAGTTTGGCGGAGAACCTTTCTTCTTATGTAATCTTGAGAGAAATACTTGCCAACATATGGTTCTGCAACTTGAACCATATTCAATCTTTCATTCAGCAACTCAGCATCTTTAAGTTCCGCAAAATGATTATCATATAAGAAGTCATATTGAATATGCTCATCCATCTTATTCCAGTCTTCTGGAGTAATGATGTTTTTGAGAATAAGTTGGGTTCTCAGCATATCACTGAACATATATGAGAATCTCTTTCTCAAACGAGCAACAAACTTACTAAACTTAACTTCATCTCTCAGAATTTCTGATGAACGACCAAGATTAAATCCACCTTCTCCATCCATTCTTGATGGTGGGACATTTAGTGAACGATAAAGTTTCTTCTTAAAATATTCAATATCTGTAATCTCTCCAAGGTTTTGACCACCAGGAAGTGTAGAGATTTCAGTTCCTCTACCACCTTCTCTTCTAGGAAGCCAGAAGTCCTCGAGCATCGCCATAAATTTCTTGTCATCACGAATTTCTCCAGTGCTTGCATCATAAACTTGCTTATTACGATATCTCATCATAACATCTCTGAGATATTGTTCCGCTTTAACCTTAGGAAGATTGCCTACGTCAATGTAGAAAATTCTTCTCTCAGGAGCACGAGAAAGACGATAGATAACCAAAGAGTCCTCAATCATACGAAGTTGATTGAGTGATTTGATTGCTTTATGAAGATATGAAAGAGTTGATCCCTTATTTCTATCTACAAGACCAGAAGTACAATAGGTAACAGAGTCTTTTGTCATCCTTACACCAGAATTTGACCCACCTAAATTACCAGGAGCTGGAGTTCCTGTTGGATAGGTCATTTTTGGTTCATAGATAAAATATTCCTCAATCTGTGGAAAATCATAATCCATTGGATTATCAATATTTCTATTTGAGACTCTATATTTGTTATCTTCTTTTTTAATTGCCTGACGTACATAACGCATTTTCATTGCGTCAATATATCTCAGTTCTTGTATTCCCGCTTCTGGATTCTTGAGATCCACAACTTTGTGATAGAAAAGTCTTCCATCAACATACCAATTTCTATAAATTTCGTGAGACTTTTTATCAAAGTCTAGAAGTTCTAAGATATATTTAAATTCTTGTCTAATTTTCTTTTTAATACCATCACTTGCATTCAGATTATCCAAATCAATCTGAACAGGACTATCATTAGTATCTGATACAATTGCTTCATTTACAATGTCTTCAATAGCACTATCACATTCTGGATGAAGCGCCATTTCACGATATCTTTTAATAAGATCAAACTCTGTTCTATATACGCCTTCAATATCTACATACGAACCAAAAAAACCACTACTCAGGTAATGGTCAACCCCGTCCTCCTTATTTGGAGGAACGGGGGAAACAACACCAGGAGATAATGGTTCGTTATCTTCAATCGAAAAACCAAAAAGTTTCGCCATAATTTATTTTTTTTAACTTCGTTCCTTTGTCTATTTATTATGCTTCCTCAGTTGAAGGTGTCCAGTATTGAACTTGGAATTCAACAGTGAACTCTTCAATAGTATCTGTGCTGTCATATGAAAGATCAATTGCAGCAATATTAGTTGGGAAGATGTCAAATAATTTATAAGTTGCGGCAACTTCAAGTCCAGATCCTGTAGGAATATTCTTTCCTACATTACTCTTTCCTCTCTTAAATTGCTTAACGAAAGCATCACACATATAATCGTTTGGATTAGTAAAACCACTTCCATCAGCATATTGACCAATCGATTGCATCCATCCTTCCATTGCATCTCTGATAAGGAAGTCTTGGTCGTTAATAATAGTAACAGTCCAAGTATCAAAGGTTCTGTCTCCAGCAACTTTGAAAATTCTTCCTCTAAAAGGAACATCGATTGATGCGATGTTTGATGCAGGTAATGCAGCTGATTTGCATAAAATAGGGAAATTTTCAGTGAGATTTACTGCATTGGGTGGTGATGGAATCGTTACCTCAAATAGATTGGGGCGGGCACCGCCCCCAATGAGTGCTGATTTAAAGTCCTGAATTGAGTGTGCCATTTTTTAGTTCCTCCTTTGATGGTGTTATTTAAAATCAAACAGTACCAGCAACTTCATCAAAACTTAC